CAATCCAAGAAGAGGCGCGGGCGATCACATTAGAGAGTTCGGCATCCTGCACATCTGGGTCTTGGGAATTAAATACTAGGTTAGAGATATCAATAGCGGTAGGAGCGTTTTTGAACTCGTCAAGGGTCAGGTAAGGGGTGGAGAACTGATGTGTTGTATTGGTATAAGCATTAGCCATTTATTTCTCCGCACTTTGAGCATTTCTTGAAGAATGAACCGAACCCGCAAGCCTTACAAGTAAAGCCAACCGCCGAACTGTTAGCGATTACGCCGCTTGCGCTCGCTACGCCTAAGCCTTCTGCTTTGAGTTTCTTGACCAGTTTAGGATCGTTGATATGGAGTAATCCATCTTTACCAACGAACTTGCTTTTCTTGCCATTGGGCGTGTTGATCGAAACGCTGGTCATACCCTTTGGTGGAATCATTTTTGTCATTGTTTGCCTCCTTTTATGAAAGAGAGCGCACCTTGCGATGCGCTCTCAATCGTTGTATTACTACGCAGCCTTGATGCCAGAAACTGCACCTGACCATGATGGGCCGTATGAAACGAATGTTCCACGCCAGTAGGTTGATGCTTCGTTCTGCAACTGGATCTTTGGCCAGTTGAGGTATGTGTAATCCTGCACATTGACGGCAGCCCAGAGGTTTGAAACTTCTGAGTTCTCGAATGGAAGGACATAAGAAAGGATTGGAGCAACGCCCTGTGGAAGATAAGGGTGAACTGTAAGATCTACGAGTTTTCCTGTAACTTCGTTGTGGAGTGCATCAATCGTTGCGCCACCGACATAAGAGCCAGTTTCGCTCTGAGTGAGGTTCAAACGGTATGCAGATGTTGAACCAGCAGACTTAATTGCATCTGAAAGTTGCTTACGATCTGAACCGTTCATGAAGATCTCATCAGGGTTAGCGAGGTTGTTAGCGTACATTGAAGCAAAAGCAGTCTGGAACTCTACGCCCGGATTGCTTGTTGAGAATGTGCTATTGATGTTGTTGTTGTAACCTGACTGTGCGCCAAGAACATAAGCGAGGATACCATCGTATCCAGCAGCGTATGCAGATGTATCAGCAGCGTGGTTAGAAGCAACATCGCCAGTTGTAGCAAGGACACCCTGAAGAGTGAACTTGAGAGTAGCGGTGCGACCCTGATAGAACTTTGCAGTATCAGCAGGTTCAGAAGCACCTACGCCAGAGAATACCTTGTATCCGAGAGCGCCAGCGATTGATGCAGAAACAACCACATCAATAACCTGAGTTGATCCGTCTGGAGTTGCAGAAGCAACTGAAGATACAACTGAGTCACCGAATGAACCAGCATCAGAAGTAGCCTTGACCCATACCTTAGTACCAGCAGAGATAGGTGTTTCACCTGTAACGGCAGTACGAGCAGTAGCGGTGATTGTTGGAGCAGCAAGTGCGCCAGAGAATCCGTTACCTGAAGTTCCACGACCCATTAAGAGCATACGCTCTTCGGCGAGCATGGACGAATAAAGGAGGGTGCGAGCAGATGTAGCAATGAGATCCTGATATCCAAGACCTGAATACTGAGCATCGAATGTGACATCATCGCTCAAACCGAATGAAGAATAAGCAAAAATCTTATCATCAGCGGTGTAAGAGATCTTTGGGCCACGGTTTAGATAAAGTGGGTTTGCAGAACCATTAACAGCAAAGTTGTTCTGTGTAGTTTCTGTGATACCTGGGTGGATATTTGATGTACCTGTGATCGCGTTAGTGAATCCTGTGATTCTCTTGATGCGGTGAGCAGTACCGACACCCTTGGTACGAGGCAACTTGTTGCGAAGTGGTGTTGGAACTGGTACGAGGTACTTAGCAGGTGCTTCGAGGTCGAAGGCTGCGAAGGATGAGTTAAGTGGTGATGTGAGGCTGATATCTTTAGCGATATCGGCGGTTGAAGTTGCGAGTGCATCGTTAAGAGCAGCAACTCCGTCAGCAGATAGTGACTTCTTAGCAAAAGCCTGTGGAAGTCCAGCATCTACCTTCTGCTTGAACATTGGATCTAGATTTGGCTCTGATACTGCTGACTTAAGAGCAGTTTCAAACGCCTCATTCTTAGCAGCCAAGTCCTTTGGTGCAACTGCACCAAACATATCTTGTGCGTTAGGCATTATTTTCCTTTTCGTTTAGAGTGTTGGCTTGTCAATACCAGCGGCTTTGAATTCATCATTAGCCATTTCAAGGTATCCACGAGCGAGGAGAGGATCAGTCGAAGCATCTGCCTTAGCCTTTAACTGCAAAGCCTTGGTGATATGCGCGTTCTGAGTTTCCGTTGATAGTTTTGTTGCGGTGCGCTTTGGCCCACCTGCAACGGTTTTTTCTAGTGCCGTTGCTAGTTCGGTTTCAAGACTCAAAGCCTTCTCTACTGCTGACTCTTTTTCAGCAACTAGAGCGGCTTTCTCTGCTTCAAACTTTTCCATAGCACTCTTAACGGCTTCTGCGACAAGAGCCTTTAAGCCCTCATCTTCTGAGGTTTCACCCTCAGAAACTTCTGGTGTCTGCTCTGCGATTGCTTCTGCGATTGCTGCGGTAACATCAACAGTTGCATCTGCTTCAGCAGACTTTTCAGCGCCAAGATCAACGATCTCAGCAGTAGATACATCGGTGCGACCATGAGCATCGTCATAGGTGTTGCAACCGCACTCTAGGCACTTGTGACCAGCAGACTTCTCTGCATCTGGCTCAGGGTCTTTGTGCATACCCTTGTGCATTGAACACATCTTTGCATCGCAACCGCCATCAGCAGCACACTTCATGCAGCCATCGCACTTGCAACCCATAGTTGTATCAGGCTCTTTTGTGATTTCTGCATCGGCAGAAAGTTCAATATCTGACATAGGTTTTGCTTCTCCTTCTTGAACTTCGCCTTGATACCAAGCAATAAGATGGTTAGCGACTTCAATGAGTTGGTTTAGGGAATAACTCTCATCTGCGCCTTCGCCCATTTCTGATGCTTCAGCAACAATGAGTGCCGCAACTGCGCGGCGAGCAGCATCAAATGCTGCTTGGTCAAACTTTGCGGTGTCGGCATCTAACGCTTTGACCGCATTGACGAGATCGTCTGCTTTCTTCACATTCCACTCCTCGGGTAGTTGGTCAATCGCATTGAGTGCGCGAGCGCGGCGAATGATGTGCTTCTTTACTGCGGCAGGGTTCTTAGCCCGACCAAACGCCTGAATAGCGTTTTTCAGATCAGAGATATTTGCGATTGGGTATGAACCGTCAGGCATAGCCGCACCGCGATCTGCGAGGCGCTGGCGCTCTTCTTCTGAAACTTCTCTTTTAGCGATCTCACTTGGGAGTGGTGCTTTGTATTCGTGCATTTCTTCAACCTGCACAAGAGTTGGTTCGCCATCTACTGACTTAGCCAAGATCAACTTAGCATTAGGGTTAGCAGGGCGATCTACAAGAGAAACTTCGATGATTGAACCGTCAATGATTCGACCGTTAGCGGCTTTGTTGTCGCGTACAACGCGTGGGGCTTTAATGCCTACTGAGAATCCGCGATAAACTTGAGCCTTGACCTTCTTAACTGCCAAAGGATCAACAACATGGACACCAATAATATGCTTGCCGTTCTTGTTTTCATATTCCTTGGCTACTCCTGCTGCGTTAGGGCCGTGCATTTCACGGATGTTTCCACCTGATGTAAACCAGTCTGGCATAGCCTTTTCAAGCCATGCAGGGTCACAAATCTGCTGATCGAGGTCTAGTGAGTCATCTGTGGCATTGCCATAAACCATAAGTGTTCCATCTTCATTCTCGTCAAACTTGAGAATGGAGGCATAAGCGGTAGTGAAATCGCGCTCCATAGTTAGTTACCCGCAGTCCAGAGGAATGAAACTGATGTGTTAGCGCCAGAAGCGATAACTGAGATTGTTGTGCCTGAAGTGAACTCAACCTGAAGAGTTGCACCAGCAGCAATGCCGATACCCTGAGTTGCACCTGATGCGGTGACGGTTCCATCTCCAATATAGATGGTCTTGCTTGAGTCATTGTTGCGGATAACAACAAGCGCTCTACGCACTCCAACAGGAGTAACAAGTAGCGTTTGCGCCGTTGTTCCTACGGTGATTGTGCCATGCTGAAGCGAGGCGGGTGAGTTGGTTGCCATTTATTCTCCTAGAGGTTTGTTGTGTCTGAAATGTAAGGGGCGATATCGCACATACAGTTTGGATGAACTGGCGCATCTCCATTAGGCCAATCCGCATCAATAGAAATAGGGGAAGCCTCAAGATTAACTTGGCACTCATCGCAAGGATCTGCTACTAGCCACTCAACCATCTCAACGCCGGATTCTTGATACTGAGTTAATTCGGCTTGAACTACGGCGCGACTCATTTCAGTTTGTGCAATCGTGAGCGCTTGCTGAGGGTCATTGATGACTTGATCCACCATTATTGAAACTTGTTTAGGAGTAATACCTAACTCTAAGGCATTACCTAAAACAGTTCCAATGCGATCTAACTTAGTATTGCTTACACCGTCAATCGTAAGACCGCGAGTATCAAGCAATCTTTGTAAGCCACCAGCAGGTTTAACAAGTGTTGCAGCCGCTTGGTTGCCGGGTGTCCAAGTATCCCAATTAACTACGCCAACATTTGCAGGTGTTACTGCTTTGTTTAGGCTCCTGTTAATCATTACGCCGCCAGCAGTAGTACCGAGTACCCAACCATCTGCATAAATTGGTGTAAGGGATGCAATCAGAGCAGTCTTGTTAGGCGTGATATGAACTCGCGCCCAATCTCTTACTTGCTGATTTGTTACCTCGGTGTGACCAAGAAAAGCATTAAAGAACGCCTCTGTAATGTCATCAGCGTTAAATGCTCGCCTAAATCCTTTGCGGATCTGTGTGGCGTGTTTAGCAGATAGGCGCACTAACGCGCCATGCCACTCCATTACAACCCCAAATAGCGTTCAGCGTACCAACGAGCGCCATCAAGATCTCTCGACTCAACGAACTTATTGAGAACCTCAGCGTAGGCGTGGTCTAGGTGTTCAAAGTTAAATGGGCGAGTAGCGGTTCCGCGATTTACCCAACGAATGAACTTCTTAACTTCTTCTTGTGCTGGCTCAGCCTTTGGTTCGGCAGTTTCAGGTGCTTCAGGCGCTTCTGCTGCGCTTGGCTCGCCATCTTGCTGACCACTTTCATCAAGTGAGGTTCCAGCAGCGACTACACCATCTGGAGTGAACATAAAGACTGACTGACCTGCAACAAGGAACGGCATATCTGCTTCTGGAGTGTCAATAAGAGGCAATCCGTTATCATCGCGCCATTCGTTCACGGTCATACCAGCAGAACGCTTCTTGAGATCATCGCGCTTGGCTGAATCTTCGTTATCTGTGGCATCACTTGATGACAAGCGGAATTCAAGTTCGCGTGGCATACCCAACCAGCGATAGGAAAGGGCTGAGAGTTGCTGAGAGAGCCACTTAGCAGTTGGGGTAATACCGATTGCTTCTGCGGCTTCTTTCTCGCCCTGCTGATGACCTGAACCACCAAGACCAGTCTTGGCAGAGAATCCAAGTTCAGTAGGAAGAACGCCAAAGTGTCCTGTGATCGAGGTGATGAGGTAATCGTCTAAGCGATCAGAGAACTTTTCTGAGTAGCCTTCTTCAAACTTGAGAACGCCGCCCGGCAAAAGCATACGCATACGGTTACGCTGCTCGGTCTGCCCTGCAAGTTCATCGTTGTAGATGTTCTCGTAGTAGCGAATCTGCTCAGGTGTGAGGTTGGCTGATTCTGGAAGTTCAAGCCATGACTTAGGCATTACGCCATCTGTGAACTCGCCCTTGATCCATTGCTGGCGGCGAAGGTAGATATCTGCCATTGGAAGAGCGCGCTCTACTGGTGAATATCCCCAGATTGAGTTAGCGCGGCGATTGCGGATGAGGTAAGCAAGTTCATCGCTTGAGAACTCACCATCTGCATCTTCATCATCTACTGGTGCGTGGAATTCAGAGCGTGGGAAGCCAAAGAGAATCTGTTGGTAAGCAGGGCCAACTGAAGGATCTGGGCGCATACCGCGATCATCAAGAAGTGGCTTGATGGTTGATCCGTCAAGAATCTGCAATCCGCGAATCTCGCCACCGATGGTTGCTTGAGGCCAGATAGCAAGCGCATCAAGAACATCCATCTCCTCGATCGCCATTCCTAGCCAATCAACGAAGGTAAGTCCATTAGCAGGGTCAGGGGTTTCCCAGAACTTGCGAAGGCGAGCAATCTCAGGTGCAAACTTTTCACGGGCATCAGCCATAGCGCGTAGGTGATTGCCACCAGCCTCAGCGATAATGCGTTCAGTAGCCGAATCTGAAAGAACGATATCCCAATCAAGCCCTGTGAGTTTAGCCTTGCGAACTTCAATACAACGGCGAAGAATATCAATCTGATCTGCGGCTACGCGAAGAGTCTTAAATGGTACGAGGCGGTTCTCAAAAAGGTTGATGTTCTGAGCAACCAAGAACTCATAACGGCGTGGATCTGCGCGGTTTGTGCGTGGGTTGAGTGGGTTGATCGCGTTAGGAAATAGTGGAACTGCGGCAGGAAATGGTGCGCTACCGAGAATAGGATCACGATACATAGGGTCAGCGTTGTAATGCTGAGTATCGGTGCTAGTTAAAGCATTAACATTGACTGGAGAGGCTGAAGGCGCAAGTGTTGGCGCTTTAGTAATCTGCTCCGCTACCTTAGCGGCTAGGCGATCTAACAAGCCCATCTATTCTCCTTTATTAGCGAACCCAAATCATGCCTACATCGGCAGTTGGTCTTAGTCCTGCGATTTTCCATCCATCTGTTTCCCAAGCCTTAGCGTGTGCATCTCGCCAAGCCCATAAATCTTGATCTATGTCATACCACTTATCGGGTTGTTCTAAGTGATTGACGATGAACTGCGGTGCAACCTGCGTATATCCAAGAGCCGCTAGGTAATGTAGTTGCTTCTGGTGTTCGTCTATCGTTGCCTGAGTCCACTCAAAGGTAAGCATCTTGTATTTACAGATCATGCCTTTAAATACTGACCACTCAGCGCCTTCAACATCTATCTTGATGAGATCAGGCTCGCCGTAGATGTTGGCGAGGGTGTCTATCGTGATGGTGTTGGCGTATATAGTTCTAAATGGCTTGCCGTTATATGGCATATCCGGGGAAGTTAGCCAGTCCTTGTTTAAGGTGCTTAGTCCATCTTCCTGCGCCTCGTAGAACTCCACGCGCTCGTTATCTGTATCAGATACGGCGAACTTGAGCGGGATTACGCGAGTTTCGTAAATAAAATTTTTAACAAGATCTGCATAAATCCGCGAAGGTTCTACGGCTATTACATCGTAACCTTGAGCGAGCGCAGCAACCGTAGCATCGCCCCGGTTAGCGCCGATATCAAAGAATAACGGCAAGGTTCGCCTCTATCGCGTTGCGGTACTCGTCAGATATATCCAAGCGAAGTAGTTCGTTGAAGATATCAATAGATTCTTGCTTGCGACCTAACCACCATGCTGCTACTGCTTCTTCAAACTCTAGAGCATACGATACATAGCCAACATCGGCAGGTAGTGGGCTGAACCCAAAATCATCGTTAGCCACATTCTGACCTATACGCGAATAAACCCACGCCTTGCGCCAGTTGCCTTGGCGTTCGTGGAACTGCGACAAGAGGAAGAAACCTTCTGGGCGATCAGGGTCATAACCGATTGCTTGCATGAGGCAAGTTTCAACAGTTGTTAGGCGGTCAGTCTGATCGTTAAAGCATTTGGCAAGTTTAAGCAGCGAGGTATAGACATAAAGATCGCCCCACTCTTTGCCATACTCTGCGGTGCGTAGATAGAAAGAAACTGCGCTCGCTATCTGATCTGCCTTCTCATACTCAACGGCAACATCAAAGTTGAGTTTAGGATCAAAGGGATCTTTAGATAGTGCATAGATCAGTTCATCAAGCATCAAGCGCCTCCGCTATTAGATCCTCAATAATAGCGCGTGGTGTGCGTAACACAAACGCGGCATTATCGGCAACGGCAAAACTAATCAGTAGATCGCCTTCATATTCGGCGATTCCTACGCAGAATTCAATCCTGAAATCTAGGAACGAGAACTCTTTAGATAAACCGACAAGGTTTAACTGATCGTCATAGACACAAAGCCTGTGGCGATAGATGCCGTCTTTCTGGTCAAGATAGTTTTTGAAAAGATCAACCTCATGGGTTATTGAGATGTAACAGTTGCCCCATCGTATGAGTTGAGATCCTCCGCGCTGATCTTTAGGCGGTTGAACTCCTTGGCGAACGCTAACTTGTTTGGTTTCTGTGCCGTCAAACTCGACCACTTCAACAGGGCTAGACCACTTAACAAAATGATAAGGGCGATCAACAATAGGCATCCAGTTCTTCTCGCAGTACGAGGTATCTGGCGCTGGAGCCGGGATTCGCTGGCGATCAACTTCCTTGGCAACCCAGTTCTCTTTATCTAGCGTGATTTTGGTTAGTTCCATACGACCCACGCCGTTAGTTGTGGTATCGCGCCGAACGCCAATCAGACAATATGTGTTATTCCACATAACGAGGCGAGCATCTTCAAGCCCAACAAACTCCCAGATAGGCTGATGCAGGTTAAGCATCTCAACCTTGGTGCAGTCGGTCATTACTAGATCGCTATTGAGGCGAACGAGGTAATTCTCGGTGACTAGGCGCTGATCCTTCTCAGGATGAAGATAGGCAAGCGGCCCCCAGTTTGAAGGGTAGAGTTGCTTGTTCTCGCTATGGTAAAGAATGTAATTGACTACCCGGACATTGACGAGGATATCGCCGTCAGAGTCAATAAATACTGAGGGGTTCATTCCCCCAAAAGTATTAGGTATTGCTATTGGGGCTAACTTGCCCCCATGCCCAACCGCCTTTTGGACTAAGTTCATTAGGCTACTCTATCAAGTTCACAAGTGATCGTGTCTTGTCCTGTGATAGTTGGGTATAAACCTGCGTTGTGGCTACCGATGAGTGGCGCATTAGATCTCTCACGGCTAGTAGATCACCGTTGGATTTTTCAAGCATCGTAGTCGCAAAGTAATGGCGCAGAGAGTGAAAATGCTTAGCGTTTGGCCCAAGGATTCGGCGCATCTCGTTAGCAGCCTTTTTAGAAAAGGTATTAGGTGTCACTTCCCATAGTTTGCCTAAAGTGCCGTGAGATTGAATCATCTCGGCAACTTTCTTGGCTACTGGTACTACAAGATCAGTCTTGCCTTTACCGACAACCCGTAGCGAATACCCGCCGTTATCTTCAATCAAGTCAGCGCCTTCGATCTTGGCTACCTCATGCGCTCGCAGTCCGACTAGACCGCCAAGCATGAACCAATCTTTGTAAGGTTGCGTGGCTTCTGCCATCAACTTATCAAATTCAGCCTGTGTGACTGGCTTAGGTACGCCGCGACCAGATTTAACTTTAGGAAGATCCTCAGCAGCGTTATTGCCGTTGATAAGGTTCATCTTGTTCAAGTGCTTATAGATTGAGCGAAGCCGGGAAACATAGTTTGCCTTGGTGCTTTGCTTGGTAGCCGATAAGACCACCTTCTCAAGATCCTGAACAGTAGCAAGCGCAGGATGTACGCCTATGCGCCGAATAATCTGCCAATCGGTACGGATCACATACGGACTAAAACCCGAGGTGTCATAGCGGTTTTTCAACTGCCTATAAATTTCCTCAAGGGGTACGAGTTCCATGCCTTAAGGGTAACAGGTACTAACTCTCGGTGGAGTGTTCCAATGTCCGATTGATATATCGGTTGGCAGAGGATTTGGTAAAGAATCTGTAAGGGCCATCATAGACATACCAACTTTGGTAGTTATGTTCTAATTTCTCAATCCACGCGTCATAGTAAAATGGCCGACGCTTTTTGACTCTGCCGCGAAACTTATCCTTATAAAAAATCATTCTGGCAAACTCTCAGTCAAGTGTTCTACTTATTTTCTTTGTTCAACAAAACATCTACGATGTTATTATGACCAAAATAAATGCGAGACGCTTGCCTTGATG